TAAATTGCTAGTGTCTTTTATTTTCCACTGACTTAAAACATCCTCTGTCGGAAACTCCCAGTAATAAACGCTATCGTGATCTTGGTTGTAAGGCTCACGCGCTCCTGTGCCTCTTCCTATGGTGGTATATTGTGGATCATAGTGGCTGTCCGTTCGTACCAAGATGCCTGCGTTGTATACATGATCTCTAACATTTGGATTTTTCATCTCCTCTCGGGACATTTCTCCTCGAGGCATTTTTTTCCACCTGTATGTATTTCCGTCTTCTTCCCACTCATAGTCTTCAAACTGAACATCCGTGGGAACAGGCAAAGGAGGCACCCATGTACCTGTTTCCTCATCCAAAATCCAGCTTGGAAAAGGCTGTGGTTCATAAAAAGCGTCAAGCACTGAATCGTAAATCATTCCAACACACGCATAGTTTTTCCTAAACGGGATTCCGCCTTCTGCGTGTACATTTGCATGGGTGTTATAGGACGTTTGAACCCATTGACCACCTTCCTCCAAGGGAATTTGAGACACAAACTCTGGCTCTGCTACTATTACGCGAGTAACAATACCGTCAATAACTTCTGCATAGTGAGCCATCTTGATTTTCCTACACCAGATACCTTATAGCCACAATACCGGAACCTCCGTTTGCTGGAACACCGCCGTTTCCTGCACTACCACCCCCGCCTCCTGTATTAGTTGCTCCAGCAGTACCGTTACCAGTTTGAGCACCGCCGTTACCACCTCCAGAAGTGCCAGTACCGGCACTGCCGCTCGACGACCAAAAAGCGCCGCCTCCTCCGCCTCCTCCGTAAGCGGCAGGGATGTTAGTTATCCAGCCAGACGGCCTAGCTGTGCCTGAGCCACCGTTTCCTGCAAATGCCACGTCGTAAGAACCGGTTGCACTAGCTCCAACACCTGAATTGCCACCACCTCCGCCTCCAGCGCCAGCGTCACCAGGAGCAACACCATTACCTCCGGCGTTTCCGCTACCGGAAGCCCCTCCTTGACTGTTCGGAGAAGCATATCGGTTTTTCCCGCCTGCGCCTCCAGCAGAACTAATGCCGTTAAAAGACGAGGAACCTCCTGTATCTCCGGTAGCGGCGTTTGGATATCCGGCTGACCTAGCGGCACCACCGCCGCCTACAACTACAGACTTATTGCCCGCTGTTAGGCTTGTGCTTCCCGTTCTGACTTGGCCGCCTCCGCCGCCTCCTCCTGCAAGAGCAGAGCCGCCACCACCACCCGCTACGATTAGGTACTCTACAGTGCCAGATGTATTAACAGTAAGCGTTCCAGAGCTTGTAAAAACATGGTATTTGTAACCGCCGCTTGTGTATTCAGTGCCGCCGGACGCAAATTCGCCGGAAGCTCCATACCACTCGCTAAAGCTCATTTGAGCACCAGAGGCTTTTCCAATTAAGGCGCGAATATCAGCGTCGTTGATAGACGCTTGAGTGCCGGAAGCGCCTCCGGCTTCTACGTGTATAGCGTTAAGGCTTAGAGGGCCGCTAGTCGGAAGAGCCATTCTTTAGCTCCTCTATTTCTGCTTTGAGCTCTTTAATGGCCTCAACTAAAACGGGCACTAACTTAGAATAATCCAGCGTCAAATAATCTTTTCCGCTTTTTGATTTTATTTCTCCCGTAAACTCATCAGTCTCCATATCAAAAGGAGCAAGAGTTACTACTTCTGGAAAATGGCTTTGCACCTCTTGTGCTGAAAGACCTAACTGTTGTTTTTCGTCTGTGTAACCGTTTTCTTTTGCTACGTCATTATTGACATAATAAAAACCACTCAAGCTACATACTTTATCTAAGGCGTTGTCAATAGAACCTGTGCGCTCCTTTAAGCGCTCATCAGAGTAGTAGGCCGTAATGTTTCCTGCGGCGGCTATTTCATTTGGTACATAAAAAGCCTTGTTGTTGTATACCCTAACCCACGTAGAGTCCTGCATAAAGATACCGCCACCGTAGGTATTGTTGTACCAGCCGGTAGCGCCCGTGCTGTAGACCCAGGCTGATGCGAAGAACTCCGAGGCTGATACGGAGTTATTGTAGGGGTTGCATGTGATGCCGCCCGTACCGTACACAGAGTTACCGCTACCCCACAGCATCTGATAGCTAGAGTTGCTGTTGTTGTTGTAGTTGATTGTGACTTGGCTAGAAACACCTGAGCAGGACGTAGACGAACCAGAGATGTTCATTGACTGACCGCTAATAAATGAAGCTATAGCCGCAGGTGTTCCATGGCGTATGTAGCCGTCATTGCCCGTTTCAACACACACTTTTGTAACGCCAGAGGTTACATCGTCGGGTGTTGTATTGAAGTAGTTAGCGAATATGTACCCGCTACTAGTGCGTTGTACGATTGTGCTGTTGCTTGCGGATTCTGATACAGTACCTACAGCATACCCAGCAGTGGCGTGGTTCCCCCAGCCGTAAGCCGTGTTCCAGTTAGAGCTATTTCCACCAGAGGCTGTGACATTGCCTGTGGCTAGGATGTTACCGCTGACGTTTAGTTTTTCTGAGGGAACTGTAGTGCCAATACCAACATTCTGACTAGAGTCAATCGTAATCGCAGTGCTTGTGGCGTTATCGTCGATGCCTGTGGAGGTGAGCGCATTACAGCTAACGTCAGAGGCGTTTATGTTCCCCACAGTTATGCTGTTTGAAGTGTTGTTTCCAGCGCCCGTCACCGCATCAAGTGTTGGAGCGCTTGCCGTGGCAAAGGTAACCGTGCCTGCCCCATTAGTCTGCAAGAATTGCCCAGAGGTGCCGTCCGAAGTCGGGAGAGAGTACGCCGAACCCATCGCAAAGCTACTTACAGTGATGCCTGCCAAGGTAAGCGCGTCTGTCGTGGATGCCCCGTTTGAAGTAACCTCCGCCAACGTGGCGTCGGAAGAGATGACACTTCCCGTTATATTGATCCCAGTGCCGCCGGTGTATACCTGAGCAGATGAAATCTGTGCGAATGTGATGTCCGTCGTGCCGAAGGTGATCGTACCCTCGGTGTTCATCACATAGGTTTCGCCAGCGCCCAGCGCACCTTCTTGTACAAAAAAGGCGTCACCTTGGCCAAGAGAGTCGGGGTCAGACGGCCCGTAGCTGTCCGCGTCAGTTGCTCGGGTCAATACCCAGTTGGTGGAAACTGAGCCGGTATCCGTAACAGTATAAATGCCGTTTTGGGTGGCGTCTGTCTGCTCGTAGATCAACACGCGATCCGACACCGAAAGTGTGACGCCGTCAATAACCAAAGCCGCCTGAGTACCCGCGTTGGTTAGGGTCGCCCCAACACCAGCCGTACCATTATCATAAGTGGCCGTCAGGTTGCCCTCTCTCTCAACCCGAACAGGGTCGTGGTAGTGCAATCCCGCCGCCGCAATGGTATCAACGTACTGCTTTGTGGCCGCCTGCAATCCAGACGCAGGGTCTGCATTCAGGGTGACTGTGCCAGAGAATGTCTGATCCCCTGCGATCTTATCGTTGGCATCCAAGTACACCGCCTGCGTGGCAGGGTTGGTGACGAAGACATCCTTCTGGCCTGCTTGTAGGTTGACCACAGATCCCGCATTAGAACTAGCTAGGACCGTGGTCCGTGTGATGGTGTTCCCGGCGCTAGCGTAGGTGCCAACGCCCGTCTCCCACGCCAAATTGTTGTTGTCCACTATCGCGTAAAAGGTGGTATCCCCGTCGGATAGGACAGCAGAAAACGCAACAAAATTAGACTGAGCACCGGCGAGGGTAATCGCCCCCGTACCGGTGCTGGTCGTGGTCTCTCTTACACGATCAGAAACAACAAGTGCCATGATTAAGCAATCCTAATAATAGCGTTAGACGCATCCGCAGTTGGGAAGATGATTGTAAAGTCACCTGCACTAGAGGATTTGTCTGAACCAAAGTCCAGCACAACAACACTTTCAGTGGTGCCAGATCCGCCACCAGCAGTCGTGTTGTAGATCAACGCGCCACGGGCCGTGATCGTTGAAGAACTGAAAGTCAGGTCGTCAAAGTCAGTGAAAGCCGTGGTTCCCGAAGTGGTGGGAGTTACATTGGTCAACGTGCCACCGCCCGCGCTGTAACCGGTTCCTGAAACCTCGTCAGTTGCGGTGTAGTCGGTCGTGGATGCGGTAAAGCTGGCATTGTTGTCATACAAAGCCAACTTGAAGGTGTGGCCCGTAGAAGCCGTGAAATCGTGCTGTGCCTGTAAAAGCTCTTGCTTGAACGAGGTGCACATATAGTTACCTGTGAAAGCCATATCAAAGTCTCCTGATGGTCTCGGCTAGGTCTTTTTGCCCTGCGGAAAGCAGTGCGTTATAAACAGTCGTCCGGTCGCTACTTATGGCCTGCTTCATGTAGAAGACAAGAACTGCGCGGAGCTGGGTTTTGAATGCATCGGCCTGCTCTCGGATCACGGGGTTAGCGCCCTCCGAGACGGCGATGATCTTGTTTAAACAGCGCTCGGCCACCTCTTCTGGGGTAAAGCCCCGTCCAGAGGTGGTTTGAACGAAAACACTGCCTACTTCAGAACTTCCACTATCAAACATTAGTCTCTAGGCTTCCTTACCTCACCGCCTCGATAGCTGTCAGTGGTACTGTAGCCTTCACCAAGAACTTCCAGCTTGGCTAGAGCCTCCTGATACCGCTGAACGTACAGTTGCATCAGGTCTGGATCTCCCTTGAGATAAGTATAAGCCTCAACAAGAGATCCATACAAAAGGGTTGAAGCCGCGTTTGTTCCTAGCCAGCTCGTGCCGTCTGCCGACTCCGTGATGGATTCCGGGCTGTGGAAGTAGTGCAGTTCAACCGCATAATCTGCGTCAGGTGTTGGTCCCAATATAAAATACTGACTGCTAAATAAGCCGTAGTATTTTGGGGCGCCCTGAGTTGACGAACTTGGGTACGCCTGACGAATGAAATTCACGTCCTTGAACATGAGATAATCGTAGCCGCTGTTGTCTACAGCCAGCGAGTATGGCGTAAGAAAGTCGGACGGCATGATTAGATACTGATTGCCTGATGCAATCGTTCCTGAGACGTTTTTCCGAAAGTCTGGAATCTGTACGCTTTTCAGGATCTTGTCTTCTGCCTGCTGGATAATGGTTGGCAGGTTATTAACGAAGCTGGTTTCGTTCGACTCGCAATAGTCCTGAATCGCCTGCTTCAATGTCGTGTAAGTGAATGCCATTAGCTAGTCTCTACCGTTACGCGCCCAACCAGTCCTTCCATGTCGAGGCCAACAGTGCTACTACCCAAAGCAGTATTACCGCCGCCCACAGGATTCCACGCAAATAAAGCCCTACTTTCAGTAAGATCTTTGTCGGGCCTCGGAAACCGCAGAGCTTGTGGGTCGCTCGCATTAACGTCTCCTAGTTTTAGCTGTGGCTGATCCTGATCCACAACGTCTCTTCCAACAAGAAGCCCGTTCCATCGGCCATCTTCAATCTGGCGAACAAGGTCTCTCAGGGGGTATCTAAACCCAGTCCTGTCGCAAAAGCCAAAAGCCTTGCTACCCTTCGCATAACTGCTCATAGGTTGTTGTAGCCTCCCGGCGCAACATAGAGCGATGCCTTCTCTCTTGCCGCATCTGACGCGAGCATCCACTGCTCATCGTAAGCCTGCTTGAGCATTGGCGCTATCTGCATCGACTCAGGTCTTTTGCTTGCGATCTGATACGCAAGCCCTGCGACCAAACAGGGAAGATATCTTGCCGGCACGTCCATAGTGTTAGATGCCGGCTTTCCGCTATCCTCCACTCGCTCCATATAGTAGTAAGCAAAGGTGTAGCTTGTTGTGGCGTCTGGCACAGGCCAGAAGTGCAAAGTGATATTCGCTGGCTTGCGTTCCACGTAGAACTGCAATGGCCTTCCTTGTGTTAACTTGTTAGTCTGATGGGCATACTGGCTAACCGAGATTCTCTGCATGGTCAGGTCTGACTGCTTCGAGGAGTCTCCAGCATCCGTCCTGAGTAGCCCCTCTACGATATCCAGCTTTTCTCCCGTCAGGTCATAAGATGACGTTCCGGCAACAAGAGAGAGCGTCGCATCCCGTACCGTCCAGAGATTAAGACCCCGGTTTTGCCACTCAAGCATAAGCAAATCAAGGCTACGACGAGCAGTCTTGTAGTCATACCCGCTTCTAAGCTCAAGCCCAGCACGTTCAAATGCCTCCTCGATTATGTCTGACAAATCAAGAGTAAAGCTGTAAGTCCCGCTAGTCGCCATTACGATTTCTTCCTACCCTTCTTTTTGCTGACGCCAGCCTCAGACAAGGCAATCGCTATCGCCTGCTTCTTGTTTGTGACCTTCTTGCCCGACCCGCCAGACTTCAGCTTGCCGGACTTAAATTCTTTCATGACCTTCTTGACTTTGGAGCTGGGTGCACTCTTCGTCTGCTTTCCGGCTTGCGCTCGACTAATCGCCATAATCTAATCTCCCGGCGGGAATGTTGCCAGCTTCATGATACTCCTGACCCAGCTTTTCGGAATGGAGATCTCTGCGTCCCCTTCCTCTATCTCGCCATCATCAGAAACAATCATATGTGGACATATAATTATTTTCTCGTCATCCTCGTGCAGTATCGCGCCGCAGGATATGACGGTAACAACATCCCTATCCATTAAGTCTGAAAGTGGACGCCAGCCCATGTTTGATCCTCCGTGTGCGTCCTCCCAGACTACACGATAGAGGGTTATCACTCGGCAGACCCCTTGTTCTTCTCGAAAGACTCCTCCAGTCTGGCTACACGCTCTGTCAAAGCCTCAAACCTGACGCTAAGGCGATCAACGTCCGGCTGGGCGCGGCTTGGCGCCTGACTAACCTCTTCGATCTTTCTCTCGAGACCCTCTATCAGCATGTCCTGACGAGCGTCTGCTGGCAGTGCGCCTAACTCACCGCGAGGCCATCGGATGCGGAACTCGGTGTTCATGTCCCTGACAATGGCCGTCTTGGCCATTTCCTGCTCAATAGCCTGTATTCTCGACTGGGTGCTAAAGTAGGCCGAAGTAGCCAAAACCACCGCAATAACAATGGTCACTAAATTTCTCAACGGGATTGTGACCTCTGTCCCGTCATTCAGTTTATGCGGGTCCATCACCACTTGACCTTGTCCGCCCAATAGGCCGCAGACATTTTACCCTTCTTGATATTTCTTCGGTGACGAGCCTTGAAAGACTTTCTCTTCGCCTTCATGCGCTCGCTTTCGCCCTTCTTTGGCTTTCCGGCGGTGCTAGCCCCCTGCTCACCAAAGCGAATAACCTTCTCTTTCCCGCCCTCACACGCCTTAACGACGTGCGACTTCTTGGGGTGATTTGGTGTTCTTTTGGGCTTGTTACAGGACATCGACCCTTTGTCGACTCTTCCCCCTTTCCTGTAGTATCTCATCCCTTCTTCCTATGACTCGCCGTCTTCTTTGCAATTTTCTTTGGTTGACTTGAGTGCTGTTTGCCCTTCTTCGTGTCGTCCCGCTTCTTCTTGGTAGTGGCGGCGTACTCGCTAGCGGAAAGAGACTTAATGGCCTTTTCAGGCAGATACCGCTCTCCCGTAGCTTTCGGCCCTTGAGTGCTCGGCTTGCCGGACTTCGTTCGCCAGTTTTGCTTTGTCCACTTCTTGAGTGACTTCTGGGGCTTCTTGATTGCCATCAGTCCCTGTAGCCTCCACCGGCATCTTTGTACTGCTTGGCGAGCATCTGCGCCTTTCTTGCAGACCACTGCCCCGGCTTACCGCCTTTTCCCCCAGCTTTTATCTTGTTAAATAAACGCTTCCGCATGGTCGGCTTGGTGTAATTTCCGGCCTCATTTACGCGAGACTCGGTTTGACCGCCTGAGGAATAATACCGCCTCATTATGCGTAAATCGCCGTCACTGAGGTGGCGTTGGTGATCGTTGCGTAGGCGCTGGTTGAGCACCGTATCGGCGAGTTAGACAAGTCGATATACGCGGTATGCGTTGCAGACGCCGGGGTTGCAAAGGTTGCAAGAGCGGTTCCACCCGAGCCGCCGTCC